AAGAATGGAGATCGTGGCTATTATTATATGTCACGGATGGCGGGTGGAGTGTAATTGAGACAGCAACCTAACCAGCGGTTGAAGCTGACCTGGCGAAACGCGCGCCAGGCAGCTTAACCGCAACTGTTAGATTGCCTTAACCAGGGGAAAATCAATTGCCCAAAATCGGCGACTAACGCAGACCGAGACGAGGAGCAGACCAACAATGCCAATCGCAGGGCTAACCGACCAACACACGATCGAGACCGATCTCAGGCTGCACCGCTGGCCCATCAGCCTGCGCTTGCCGCTCAAGCCGTGGCGCTACCCGCTACGACGCTGGCAGGCGGAGGCGTTCCGCACCTTCCTGAGCGGCGCGGAGAACTTTTTAGCGGTGGCCACGCCTGGCGCTGGCAAGACGATCTTTGCCCTACGCGCCATCCACCACCTCCTTCTTGAGAAAGTGATAGAACGGGTCGTGGTCGTGGTGCCTACCGACAACCTGCGTGGTCAGTGGATGCAAGCGGCTGCCAGTAACGCCGGAGTCCAGTTGGACTCCGGCTGGACGAATGGTCCGGCGCCGGAAACCAACGACTATCACGGCGCCGTCGTCACGTACCAACAGGTGGGCAGCAATCCCCAGGCCAGCCGCCGGCACTGCGCAGCGCGACGCACGCTCGTCGTCTTTGACGAGATCCACCACGTGGGCGACGCCAACACTTGGGGCGGCGCCGTGCAGTCGGCGTTCGGGCCAGCGATAAGGCGACTCGGTCTCTCTGGCACGCCATTCAGAACAGACGGCGAGCCTATTCCCTTCATCCGCTACGACGAGGACGGCCGGAGCGTGCCCGACTACGTCTACGGCTATGGCGACGCGCTCGCCGACGGAGTGTGTCGCCCGGTCTTGTTTTCCTCCTACGATGGCGAGATGGAGTGGTCGCTCGATGGCGTGACGGTCAACAAAACGTTCAAGGACACCCTCGATGCCAAGAGCCGCGTGCATCGGCTGAGGACGGCGCTCGATCCGGGTGGAGAGTGGCTCGATCGAGTAGTGCGAGACGCCGACAGGAAGCTGCTCGCGCTGCGCGGCAACGGACACTCGGCTGCGGGCGGCCTGATCATCGCAATAGATCAGGAGCACGCGCGCGCTATTGCGCGGCTGCTCGAGCGGCTCACGTATCAGACGCCGACGGTAGTCATCTCCGATGAGCCGCGGGCCTCGGCTCAGATCAACGAATTCAAACGAGGTCACCAACGCTGGATCATCGCAGTGCGCATGATCAGCGAGGGCGTGGATATACCGCGCCTGCGAGTGGGCATCTATGCCACCAACGTCCGTTCGGAACTGTTCTTCCGCCAGGCGGTGGGCCGGTTCATCAGGATGCAAGCCGAGTTAAAGGGCGATCAAAGCGCCTATCTCTACATCCCACGCGAGGACGTCCTGCTCAGCCTGGCCCAGAAAATCAAGCAAGAAGTGGCTCATAAATTACGAGACAAGGTCGAGCGCGGGGAGCGCGGCGAGCGCGAGCCTACGCAATCCGAGCTACCATTGTTCACGCCCCTCTCCTCCGCCGCCCAGGCCGACGACGTGGTCTACGACGCCTCGCTGTTCTCTCAAACTGAGCTGGCGCGGGCGCAGACGCTCAAGTTGCTGGCCGGGCTACCGGCCGGCGTAGATGACGCCCTGATCGCCGCAGTGATCAGGGCCTACGAGGCGCAGAAAGGCGTGGGGATTAGGGCTGGTATCACGGCCGCAGCCAGGGCAGCAAAGCCAGCCCCGGTCGCCAATCCCATCCGCGAGGAGATAGGGGACAAGCGGAGACTGGTCAGCAAATTGGTCAATCGCCTGCACTATGAGGGCGACGGCCAGCACCATCAGAGAGAGATATTCGCTGCACTGAGCCGTCACGATGGAGTATCGCAGGGGCAATGTACACTCGCGCAGCTGGATGCGCGGGTCGCGTTGCTCAAGAATTGGCTGGAGAGGGGGATGCCTCAATGAAGTATACAGCAGCAAAGGGAATAGCCGATGGACTGCTGCAAGACCTTGCTCCATACTGCGAGCGTGTTGAAATTGCTGGCAGTATCCGGCGCGGAAAAGCCGAGGTAGGCGACATTGAGATTGTGGCCGAGCCAGTGTTGAGCCTCGATTTATTTGGCGCACCTTCCCCCGGGCCGTGTGCTCTCGATGGCGCAATAGCTGGCATGGTAAGAAGCGGATATTTGGGAGAAGCGATAAAGAACGGCTTGCGCTACAAGCAACTTGCGCTCCCACAGGGCATCAAGCTCGATCTCTTTATCGTCCGACCGCCCGCACAGTGGGGCGTGATCTTTGCCATTCGCACGGGCCCGGCCGACTTTTCGCGCTGGCTTGTGACACAGCGTAAGCTAGGTGGCGCGCTACCATCGTATTGTAGAGTCAAGGACGGAGGAGTGCACCACGGACTAACAGGCAAGAGCACGCCCGTCCCCATGCCAGAGGAAATAGACCTTTTCAACTTTGTGGGGCTTGACTGGCTCGCTCCTGAAAACCGAAAACCAACAAGGATAACTCAATGACAGCTATGCGACTCCGGCAAAGAGGGACACAATGAAGACTTGGGTAAAACTCTACACAGAAGTCAACGAAGATCCCAAGATCGGCAGCCTGACCTGGGCGCAACGTGGGATATGGAGCGCGCTCCTGGCGTTGGCCGGGCGACTGGATTATCGAGACGAGAACGACAAAGAGACCGGCTTACTCGACACGCCCCAAAACACGGCCTGGCATTTGCGGTGTCCCGCAGAGGAGTTTGGCGACGCTCTAAAAGCGTTTCAAGAGCGCGGAATGATAGACGAACGGGAAGGACTGCTATACATCACCAATTACGCCAAGCGTCAGGCCCGTCCCCCCTCTGCCTCCCGCGAAGCCGTTGCAAAGAGGGTGAAACGCCACAGGGAAGCAAAGCCCGACCAGCGTAACGAAGAGACAGATGAACGTAACGAGAGTGTAACGCCGTTACAAAACAATGTAACGCCCCTAGAGACAGATACAGAATTAGATACAGAATTAGATACAGAACAGAGACAGAACAGAACAGATAATGCGCCTTCGGCGGGCGCTGGCGCGCCAACATCACCGCCAGATATTCCTCCGCCAAGAAAATCGTCTCCCCGGGATCCGAAAAGCAAGTTGACGTCAGGGCAGCGCGAGTTCCTTGCGCTTTTCGGCGCCAAGCGGTTCAAGACCAATGCGGCGCGAGATACCATCTTGCGTCTCGAACAAGAGTTTGGTACGGGTAAGCTACTCGCTGCGGCAGAGTGGGCCGCAAAAAAACAGATGACGGTAGGCAATGCCGTCGTCTCTATCGAAAAAGCATTGCCGAATTGGAATAACAACAATGGACGCAACAAACACAAACAGAATCGGCCAAACACTGCTCGACCAGAAACGCCGCGAGCAGAGGATATCCAAGCCCAGGCAGTTCGGCGAGCTTTGCAGTAATGAGGCTGGCCTCCTGCATCCGACTGATATGTGCTGCCCGACTTGTGGTGAGCCGCTGTTCAAGGTTAAAGCTCCACGCAGTGATGAATGGATGATAACCCCGTGCCTCGAGTGTCATAAGTGCAAGCTAGACGCCGATTTTGTCCAAAAGGTGCGAGCGCGCAACGCTGCCCGGTCCGTGCTCTATCGCCAAGCAACATTGGACAGCTTCAAGGTGGAGATGGAGCATCAATCACGAGGCTTGGCCGCTGCGCAGGCGTTCGTAGAGATCGTCGAACCCGGGATGCCCATTGCCGTGATATTCACTTCATACGTAAAAGATGGCTGGACGGGATATGGCACTGGCAAGACCCACCTGGCCAGTGCGATCGCCGGCGTCCTGTGTGAACGCGGATACAATGTCGTTTCGTGGTCCGTGCCTGAGGCATTGTCGCAGATCAGGAGTACGTACAACGATGCTGGCGAGGATACTGAATGGCGCATTGTACGCGAAGCAACTCACTGCGACCTGTTGGTTCTGGATGAAATGGGACTGGAGAGCTACCAGAATGAATCCTGGCATCACGAGAAAATGTATCGCATCATCAATGCGCGCTACAACCGAGGTCCCCTGATCGTGACGACAAACTTGCCCCCCACCGAACTCAGCAAGCACTTGGGCGGCGCCGCTTTCTCTCGCCTCTGGGAGATGACAGGCCAGGGTCAGCGAGTGATAGATATGTGTGGCCCAGACTGGAGATTCCAACAATGATCACCCTGCGTATCCTGCCCGACACAGCCGCCGCCGCACTCCCGGTATTCAACGATCCAGAAACAGGAGAGCCGCGTTGGACACGGCTCGCTGATGGCGTGATCCAGGCGAGTTTCACAGAGTACGAGCTGGCGCTGTGGATGGAATTGGCGTGGGCGATGGGGTTGACGAATAATCGGCTCGGGATGTTGCGGATGGCGAAACTATCGTTCTAGGAGAAACCAATGAAAACCGGACTATTGTGGTACGACGATGACCCCAAACACAGCCTGGCTCAAAAGATCGCGCGCGCTGCCGCTCGCTACCGCATTGAGGCCCTCCAGAACGCCATCACGGTCAAACAACCCACCGGCCAAAAAGCCCACACTTGGCTCAGTCAAGCCCAGGTCAGAGCCTTGCTGAGCACTTGTGAGAACGGCATCGTAGGCCAACGAGACCGCTTGGTGCTGGGCCTGCTGGTCGGGGCCGGCCTGCGCCGCCGCGAATTAGCCGATCTGCGCTTCGATGCTATCAAGCTCCAACCTCGCGGGGATCGCTTCCGTACCGTCCTCGACGTCCAGGGCAAGGGCGCAAAAGACCGCGTCGTCCCCATCTCCGATTCACTCGCCAACGCCATAGACCAATGGGGGCAACAGGTTGGACACCACGGACGCATTGCCCGCGCTCTGGGCCGCAACCGAAAGCCCAAAGAGACCATCTCCCCTGTCGCCATTTTCAATATAGTGCGCAAGCGCGGCGCAATGATGGGCAAGTCCACACTCGCCCCCCACGACCTGCGCCGCACCTATGCGCAACTTGGCTATGAGGCCGGGATTCCCGTCACGCAGATCAGCATCCTTCTGGGCCACGCGGACATTGCCACCACTCAGAAATACCTCAACTTGGCTCTCGACCTGGATACCACCATCTCTGACTTTATCCCATTCTGATGGCAGGAGCAACGACAATGGAAATCGGCGTGAAAATAGCGTATGCGGTATTCGTCTCAGTGCTGGCGCTGACCTGTGTTGGCGGAATTGGTTTCCTGTTGTGCTACTACGCCACACGGGAGCCGGAAGGATTCTCAGAATGATACTATCATTTGCCTGGACAACGGATGCTCTCCTCGCAGGCCGCAAGACCTGCACTCGACGTCAGTGGAAAGAGGCTCACTTTCAACGCTGGGTAAACGCCTATCGCAAAGGCAACCTCGTTCACGACGCGGTAGATAAGGTACTGTTCGCCGGCGGCAAGCGCATCGCCAAGATTCGCCTCACCTGCGAGCCTTACCGCGAGGCCTTGAGAGATATGCCGGAGAGCGACGTCGAGGCCGAAGGTGGTCTCTGGGCCGGCAAACAAGAGTTCATATCTCTCTTTGGCGGCGACCCCGATAAGATCGTGGCGGTCGTGCGCTTTGAGCTGGTAGAGGTGCTCGATGTCAAATCCTGATCCGTCCTGGCGGGTTCTCTGCAACGACGCCCGTGACCTCTCTCCCATCCCCGACGCCAGCGTCCACGCTATCATCACCTCCGTTCCCTACTGGGGCCTCCGCCGCTACGTGGACGATGACCGCGAGATTGGGCGCGAGGAGACGCTACAGGAATGGATCGGCAACCTGGTAGAGTGCGTGCGGGAATGGCGCAGGGTTCTCCGCGACGATGGCACGCTCTGGATAAACTGCGGGGATAGCTATGCCAACGATGCAAAAGGATGGCGTAATTGCGAGGGCATTAAACGCAAGGACATGATTGGTCTCCCTTGGCGTCTCGCGTTCGCCCTCCAGGCGGACGGATGGTATTTCCGTTCTGCTATCTGTTGGGCAAAGGGGCTTGATTGGACCGATGCCGAGCGGGAGGCACAAGAGCGCATCCGCGACGCCCTGGCCTTCGTGCGCGAGCAGGCAGCGGGGAGCCTATGGGGATTGAGCAAAGATCTGGCCCGTGCGCTAAACAAAGCGGAGCGAGCCGTTGATCGTCTGGCGATGAGCGGAGCCGCTATGCCAGAATCCGTCACTGACCGTCCCACCTCCGCTTACGAGATGCTATTCCTGTTCAGCAAGTCGGAATGGTATTTTTACGACAGGGAGGCAATTCGCGTTCCACGGTCAGGCAACACTCATTCGCGCGGCGAAGGGAGCACACCGAAAGGTAGAGCCGCCGAGCACACCAATATCCGGGCCAATTCCAGCTTTCACGCTGCAACATCTGGGCACCTCGTCGCGTCCAGGAACGCCCGCAACGTTTGGCGTATCGCCACTAAGCCTAGCCCAAGCGGCGGCTACCAGCTCTCCGATGGCCGTATCATCAATCACTTTGCCAGTTACCCCCGCGCCCTGGCGGCCCGCGTCATCCTCGCTGCCACCTCCGAAGCTGGCTGTTGTGCCAAGTGCGGCGCGCCATTCAAGCGAGTTGTGGAAACTGTCCAAGCCAAACGATTACAGGGCGGCCCGAGTCCCAAGCGAGCAAGCATAAATGAGGGTGGCAGACAGTCAAGCGCCCTGGTCAATAATACACTACCAGTCACAAAAACTATCGCTTGGGTTCCCACCTGCCGTTGCTATGGCGAGCCAATTGAAGCAGATGTGCCATGTCCCGCCTGCAACGGGACGGGAATAGAACACGCCTATCCACGCGGAAACGAGCCATACAAGGCACGCGCATTGCCAGGACGACACCCAGGCAGCATCAACACTGATCACGATGGCAAGGATTTTGCCAGGCCGCAACCTGTCGGAGGCCCTTGCCCCGCCTGCCTCTGCCCCGATTGTGGAGGTTCAGGACAAGAAACGATCTGGCTTACCGAACAAGAACGTGTAGCGGGCACTGCTCCCATAGGGAGCGATAGGAAGCTGCCCGCGTCAGCTTGGGGTAACAACCAGGGCAAAAAAGAGACCGGCGAACCTTGCCCCACCTGCGACGGCCTCGGCGCAACAGGCCGCATCAACGGCGAGATCTGGCCCGTCGACGTCCTTGAAACCTGGCCTCGCCAACCCTGTACTGTTCACGACCCCATGGCCGGCACGGGCCAAACTGGCATGGCTGCCCTTGACCTGAGCCGCTCTGTGATTCTCAACGATCTGTCATCCGATTATTGCGATTTGATGCGAGAGCGGTTGTCCGTCTGGCCCGGTGACTTGGGCGCAGCCAGATCGAAGAAATGACCACTGAGGAGGAGCTGATGGCTACGCAACTAGATAATCCCGAACTGACCGCACAGGAACGAGCGGCTAAAATTGTTTGGTGGTTGGCGCATGGTGAGGCGATGACGACTCGCCATGTCGCGGAATTGACCGGGCTGGCGCGTAGCAGCGCATGGGAGATGATGTCCCGGATTGCGAGAGTGATTCCGATTTATTGTAACAAAGATGGTGAATGGGAAGTGTGCGCGATGGAGGAATTGGCTGGCATAGCTAAAATTGAATAGGGGGTGTTCGGTAAGGCCGAACACCCATGTGGTATATTGAGCTTGACCCGATGTGGTCAGGCTTTTTTGTGTAGTAGAGAAGATCGAAAACACCGAGGTTTTAAGGCAAATGCCTGAACGGAGCGAATCCCTGTCACCTGCTGAGATTGAGGCAATGCTGATCGCTACGCAGAAACAGATCACAGCGATTGCGTATCAATTAGAATTCGCAGTTGAGCAGATAGTCAAGTTGCATAACCGTCTGTGTGATTGTGTTACGCGGATGAGGGTTGTGATGCATTTCGGGTTTGGTGATGACAATGACTGATGAAAACAGCAAACAACCCTGGGAGCGCCAGCCTTGGGATACCTCGGTGTCGTTTCGTCGCTTTGTCGACTATTACCTTCCCCAGCAGCCACCGCGCTCCGTTGATCAGGCTTATCGAGCCTGGCGCGCTGAAAAGCACAAACTACCCATAGACCACGAGAGCATTACACAAAGGCGCGCCATGAAGGGCTGGCGCCGCTGGTCGCTGGGGCGGAACAAGCAAGATGAACCCATTGTCCCGAACGCTCTCTCCTGGGCGCAGCGTGCCCAGGCCTGGGATGACCACCTCGCTGCCAAGCTCTTTCAGGCGCTTGAGGAGCGCAAGACTGAGATTCTCAATAGTGGGTACGCGCTTTATTTCGAGCGCATCGCCGACCTGAAAGAGTTAGCAGAGCTTTTGCGGGACGAGCTGTACACGGAAGATAAGCGTTGGCTGCCAGACGTCCGGCAAATTGGTTCAGGCGAAGACGCCGAGCGGGTTGATATTGTGCGCTTTAACCACGCTCTCATTGAGCAATACCGGCGCACGCTCGACGACATCGCAGCAGAGCTGGGAGAAAGGATACGAGGGCTAGAGTTACGTGGAAGCGTGGGCGTCGCTTCCGTCACTGCCGATGAACTAGCACAGGCGCGTAACGAGGCCGAAGCGTGGGAAAAAGAGCGATTCGGAGATGGCGACAGTGAGTGATGGACGACTGGCAAAAGGCCGAATGGCTCAAATGTTCCGAGAACCTGCTCTACTTTGTTGACAGCTATTGCTATATCTACGATGCCACAGCCAGGGAGTGGATTCCCTTTCGACTGTGGCGAGCGCAGGCCAGAACCCTGCGCACGCTCTTTAACAACCTACTCGTCATAATCCTGAAAGCGCGTCAGCTTGGACTGACTTGGTTGGTGTTAGCGTTCGCGCTGTGGCTGATGCTCTTCCATCCCGCTGCGACCGTGCTGCTCTTTAGTCGACGTGATGATGAGGCAGTTCACCTGTTGGAACGGCTCAAGGGTATATATCAGCGACTGCCGGACTGGATGAAGGCCAGGGCTATTGGTAAAGACAACGAGCACATTTGGGAGTTGTCGAACGGTTCAATAGCGAGGGCCTTTCCGACGTCCGCCGGCGATAGCTACACGGCAACGCTGGCCATCGTGGATGAAGCTGATTTGGTGACCGATCTCAACCGTCTGATGCGAGCCGTCAAGCCAACGATAGATGGCGGCGGGCGGATGATCTTGCTCAGTAGATCGGAGAAAAAGAAGCCAGCGAGCACGTTCAAGCGCATCTACCGATCAGCACGACAACGACTCACAAGCTGGAAGGCCGTGTTCTTGCCGTGGAACGCGCGACCAGATCGGGGCGTAGCGTGGTACGCTGCGCAAAAGGCAGACATTGAGGAGCGCACGGGTGCGCTGGACGACCTGTACGAGCAGTACCCGACCACGGAGGACGAGGCGCTGGCTCCATCGACCCGAGATAAGCGGATACCGTTGCCGTGGTTGAAACAGTGCTATGAAGCTCGGGCGCCGATATTCACCTATCGCACTGGCCGCCTGGCCGCCGATTGGCTGGCGGGCAGCGTGGAGCCGGCCTACGAAGACAGCGGCGACTACCCGGCGGTGCCGGGGCTAGAGATACACGAATTGCCCCGGACGGGAGTGCGGTACGTCCTCGGTGCAGATACCGCTGAGGGCAATCCCACCTCCGACGAGAGTAGTGCTACGATGCTGGAGGCGGATAGCGGGTGGGAAGTGGCGGCCTTCCACGGCAGATATCAGCCGTCCACGTTTGGCTCCTATCTCGTTGAGCTGGCGCGATATTACAACGGCGCGCGGGTGCTGGTGGAGCGCAACAATCACGGGCACGCGGTCATCCTGTGGATCTTGGCCAACGCACCCGACGTGGTACTGTTGGAGTGGACTGACGGTCGACCGGGATGGGTGACCACTGCCAAGAGCAAGGTGCTGCTATACGATCAGGCGATAGACTTTTTCCGTTTTCGGCAGACGCGAATACGCTCGCTGGATACCTACCTTCAATTATCTGCCATCGAAGCGTCTACACTCCGCGCGCCACCTGGAGAGGCGGATGATCGGGCAGTAGGTTATGTGCTGGGGCTGGCAGCGATGCTGGCCCCGCGAGAGGAACGCCCCCGAGAACCGGGTGTGCAGGTACGGGTAGGATATTGATTGGAGACGGAGGTGCTGGCGCGTTGAGCCTGCCCACCTCCCAAACTAAACTGGAGGAAGAACAATGGAAAGGTACGGAAAATACGTGATGGTCGTCATCGTCCTGGTAATGTTGTCTCTGGCACTATGCACTCAGGTGTTGGCGGCCCCGCCGGCTCCCGACATCCCCGATCCTATCGCAGAGCCCATCAACGAGTGGGCGGCCGGCTTTGGCCTGAGCGCGTTCGTGATGACGGTCGTGGAGATGCTAAAGCGTCTCGGCTGGCTGAAGGATGGGACCGCAGGTCGTTGGGCCTCCCTCGGCAATCTTCTGGGCTTTGGCATCCTGATGGTGGTGGGTGTGTTTGGTGTGGATATCCACGGCGACGCAGTACATTCGATCGTCGAGATCCTGACCGCCCTGGCACAACTGGCCCTGATGATAGTCGGTGCGCCTTTCATCCACGCGCGCCTGCGCTCTGCGCGGGTCTTGCGGCCAATGAAGAATCGCAAGAATGTGATACAGGAGTAAGGCAAAGTGAGTACCATAACCGCCGTTGACCGGCGAGGGTTGGTTGATTTAACCGACCAGCTACGTGATACAGCCGAGTGGTTAGAGAATTGGCTCATGAACCTGGATACCCCTGTGTCTCCTCGCGCCCCCATAGCAATGTCCCAGAACGACCCTGCCTACGCGGCTATCCATTTTGCCGGTGGTGACTATTGGACTTTTGCCAATGGGGGTTGCTACGTGACTGACGTGGCGATGGTGGCCAGTCAGGTATATCCGTTCGCAGAGTGCGATCCGCCACGAGTAGCGAAAGCGCTACAGATGGCAGAATGCTTTCGCGGCGCAGAATTGGTACATCCTCAACGCATCACGGCTGCCTATCCGCTGCTAGAGTGGCCCACGGATGCCTACTACAATCGTTCTGGCGACCGGATGCCGGCGCAGGCTATGCAGCGGGTGCATGAGCACTTGGAAGCCTACAAGTCCTTGATCGTGAAAGTAGACTACCGCCCCGAGAATTACTATTTCAATATGCACTTTGTCCTGCTGGTGGAGGCGGTGGGTGACGAGGATTTTGTCATTATCGATCCACTGGACGGCCAACGGGTGTCGTTGCTGGAACGGTATGGGGACAGTCGGGGATGGAGTGTGGAGCAGGCGCTCTTTGGCTACCGGGCGCTGCGTCCAAAGGTAGGCGCAGTGTGAGTGAGATGGTGTCTCGGACTGTTCAGCGCCCCAAGGTGGTGATTGAATCACCAAAAGACCGGGATATAGCGCACGCCTTGCAGATGATCGAGATCCGGCTGCGCGTGGTGGAGGCGCGGCGCTGGGCCTGGCGGCTGCTTATGGGACTGGGGGTTTATGGTGAGTGATGGGGGGGTCGTCCAGCGCATCACACATCGTCTCTGGGAAGCATTGACTCCAGTCCCAGTGAAGCAACTGCTTGCGTCAGTGGCGGCGCAGTTGGCAGAACCGGGGTGGATTCCGCTCACGGGCGGCGTCGGGACGGAAGCGGATCCCATCACGCGGGCGGATGCGACGGCAGCCTCCTACAAGTATTGGCGTCTCGATCCGCTCTACAAGCGCGCGGTCACGCTCACCCGAGATTACACCTTTGGTAGAGGCATCACGGTACACGCTGTAGATCGAGATGTGCAAGCGGTGATAGATGCTTTCTGGAAAGACCCCGATAATGCACTGTTCGCCACCCCCATCGGTCAATGGGAACTGATCGAGCGTATCATCCTCGTTGGTGAATTGTTTCCAGTATTGTTCGTGGCTCGCTCGACCGGGCGCGTGAAAGTTAGTTTGGTGGAAGCGGGGGAAATCACTCAGATTATCCCCGATCCCGATAATGCGCGGCGACGATTGTATTACGAGCGCAGTTGGCACAAGCAAGCCTGGAACTGGAAAGCAAAGACCTTCACGGGTGTCAATCAACGTGTGGATTATTATCCCGATTGGCGCGCTGCGGACAAAACACAGCAGGGGGTCTCCATCGAAGCTATCCAGTGCGAGTGTGGGGAGCGCGTGACCATCGAGACTTGTCCTCACTGCGGGCGCTCGTTGCGGGCACTGCATGCCGCAGCGGGAAATGATCTCTCCGGCGTGGATTACGCGACCGTCGGGGACACGGCGACCGGTGTCTATATGACACAGGTTAGAATCAATTCCCATGGACAGCGTGGGATGCCGGCTTTCTACTCCGGTATCCGCTGGGTCAAGGTTTACAAAGGCTTTTTGGAGGATCGCGCCACTATCACGCTGGCGGCCGCCACGGTCGCGTTCGTCCAGCGGATCAAGGGTAGCCTATCTCAGATGGCGCGGATGGTGCAAACGTGGGGTCGGACGTCGCTGGAGCGATACGGCGGTGGTGGGAAGGGGAACGAGCGGGCCAGGGGCGCTCGGGTACTGGTCGAGAACGAAGCGGCACAACTCGAACAGTTTAACTTTGACACCCGGTCGGCGGCCGCCTACATGGATGGTCGTATCTTCCGGCAGCAGATAGCAGCGGCGACGGGTCTCACTGAGCCAGACCTCACCGGAGACCCCAGTGTTGGCAACCTGGCGAGCATGACCGCAATGAACGGCCCTCAATTGAAAGGGTTCGAGTCGTGGCAAGAGTTATTCGCTGGGGTATATCGGGAACTGTTCGACTTTGTGGTAAAGATGGCCATCCAGTCAGGTGAGTTACAACCAACGCGAATAGGGAAAAATGGAAAGCCAGAGCCTCGGGATCTCACGGTAGAGGTAGACTTTCCGCCCATCGTGGTGCGAGACTTGCCCTCTTTCATCTCAGCGGTGGCGCAACTCATTCAGGCCTCAGCTACGAGCGGCGTGGACTATATTACGCCCCGGCGACTGGCAGCCATCATCCTGCGGACGTTCGGCGAGACCGATATAGAGACTGCGCTGGCCGAACTCACCTTCGAACCGGTGGTCGCGCTCCCTAGGGAAGGGGGGGATCCGGTAGCCTACGAGCTGCCAGACGAGACGACCGAGGCCATCCGTGAGGCGCTGGTGGAGCTACGGGCGGAGCGAGAGGCGATACGGAGGACGACAGCATGACGGCAACCTTGCGGTTAGTGGAGGCTCTCGGAGCGGCGACCTATTCGTCGCAGGCGGCCCGTGTCATCCGCGCAGCGCTCAATATCGACGCTCGCCGTCGGGCTATCCCAGCGCTGGAGCAGTTGGGTTGGTGGGCGGGCGGCGGGGCGGGAACTCCTGTTAGGGGTTCTGGATACACGCCGCTACCCCCGCGCGTGAGCGTAGCAGATCTGCGGGTCTTTTACCTGCGGACGTACTATCTCGCGCTCAATGAGGCGCGGCGTGATTCCGCCTGGCGCGACGCCTACGCGCGAGACCTGCGGGGTATCACGCGCCTCTTCTGGCGCGGCGACTTTACCCGGAGTGCGTTCGTGACCACATTCAGCGACGACGTGGCGATCTATCTGCGGCGGGCGTGGCAAGAGGGCGCTGCTCTATGCGGTGTGTCGCCAGAAGAGCTATCCGCTCCGGAGCAGACCGAATTAGAGATGCGCATCAACGCCCTGCTCCCGCACGTCATTTCCTTCGCGGATCTCGTAGAGAAACGAACACGGGCGCAGGGGTACAAGTTCAGCAACCCAGGTCTCCAGGCACGTCTTGGAACTTGGATAACCCGCTACGACGAGTTGCGGACGTTGGGCCAATTGCGGGCGTGCGCTGACCAGAAACTACAGTGGCGACGCCACTTGAAGCGGGTTACGAAAGAATCGTGTATTGATTGTCTGCGGTTGGATGCTCGAGTATATCGAGCGGCAACTTGGCGAAAGTGGGGAGTGCGACCACAGAGCCGCGATTTGGCGTGTGGCGGGTGGCGGTGTGGATGTGGATTCGCTGTGGTCACGGATGTCCCGAGCACGCCGGGACATCCTCCGAGGTTGCAGGGACAAAAGTGACGAAAAGCAATGACATCAACGAAGCTACCAACGTCGTGATGGATGTACAGGGACCAATCACCACAGCGGACTTTTTAGCGATCATCCGTATGGGCGTGGAGCCAATCGCAGATGACATCCGTGATTTGCGGTCCGCCCTGGCGACGCAGATTACAGACCTGCGGGACAGAGACGAGGCGGCGCGGAGACGAATCACCCGATTGGAGACACAGACCGAAGATTTGATAGGGTCGCTGAGTGATGTCAGGGAGTTGCTTACTGCGATCGTGGGATCATTGGACATTGAAAAGTTCCGCTCGCAGATTGTGGATATCACAGAGTCCTTCGCAGAGACAGAGGAACTAGCGAAATTAGAGAAGCGAGTGGTGGCCGTAGAGACGATCGTGCCGGCAGTGAAAATAATGATCTGGGTAGGTTCTATCCTGGGGGCATCAGTTGTAGCGCTCATTTGGGCCTTGATCATTGGGAGAGCCAGCATATCGTGGTAACACGAGGAGGCAAGTATGATCAAGGTTGAGGGTAACGAAATAGTCCTCTATTCACAGGACGGCAGTCAAGTGCTCGGAAGATTCGCGTTTGGTGAGGGAGAAGAGTATCCCGACGAGGCGACAGCGCACGCGGCCGCCGAGGCGCGAGAACTGGAGATACAGACGCTGGCGCACGCGGCAGAGTCGCTGGTGTCGCCAGTGCCAGAGGAAGGACTAGAAGAGCCAGGGGAGGTGATTTCACCTTCCCCCCCATCGGTCATTGATTATCTCGTCGCTCGCGTGCATCGCGCCTTTACGGTAGAGGCGGACGAGATGCTAGCCGGGGGCACTGTGGTGCAGGATGAGCGCATCGCTCTCAGTAACTGCATCGGAGCTGCGCTCGACGTCTTTAACGCGACGGCGGACGAACTGGTACCGCAGCTACGAAGCCGCCCCGCCTACAGCGGGGAAGTTCCGTTCGTGGCCTCCGTGCGGCAGCGACGGCGCGCGTTGACGGATACTTGGGATCGGCAGTTGACCGAGTCCCGCGTGGATGAGCAAGGAAACCTCCACGGCATAGTGCTGATAGAGGGGAGGAGCGAGAACGGGAATGTCTACACCGTGGAGGCACTTGAATCAGCCATCGCGGTGTTCGCAAATCGTCCCATTTATGCGGATCATCCCACAAAGACAGAGCAGCGCGAACGCCCCGAGCGGTCGGTGCGCGACCTGGTGGGTAGCCTGCCATCGGCAGATAACTTTTGGGTAGGATTGGTGAAGGAAGGTCAGTTTGCAGGCCGGCACGCACTATTCTACCGAAATGGTCGCCTATCGAAAACTGCTGACTGGCTGGCTACATTGATACAGGAGAAAATCGCGGGCGCTCAGAGCATCAATGCAGTGGGCGCCGGACACTGGGACACAGGGAATTTCATCGTAGAGGCGTTCACCGACGCGATTTCGTTGGATTTTGTAACACGCGCCGCCGCCGGTGGTCAGGGACAACTCCAGGAGAGCAGCGGCGTTGGTGGTACTGCCAGAGACGTAATGGACACAGACATCGAGGAAGCCGTCGCGGCGGTACTGGCACAGATGACGTTGACAGAATTCGCCCAAGTCCGTCCAGACATTCTGAATCACATCACGCAACGGGAAAAGGACAAGGTATATCGTCAGCGTAAAACAGAGTCAAACAAGGAGGATACGGTAATGACCAAGCAAGCACAGGTACTAGAGGCACAAGTCCAGGCCCTGCGGCAAGACTTTGCGGGACTGGGCCGTCGCGTGCGGCAGATGCGCGCCGGCAGGGTGATCGATTCCGCGCTCGCGGAGTCCACGCTTCCGAAAGATGCGCAGCGCCGCGTGCGGCAGTTGATCGAGGGCCGCGTACAGCGGTTCGTTTTGCAGGAGCAGGAGGACGGTGAGGCGATCGATGTCGCGCCCATCATTGCTCCCGTGGGGGATGACTTGGACACCGGTGATGCTCCCACCATCGAGTTGCCGCCCGACGTGGCGGAGTTGAACGAGGATTTGCAGGCGCTGTGGCTGACCACGTACACGGAGGAGATCAGCGCGGGCACATCCGAGACCGACGCCGTACACATCGCCTGGACTGCGGTAGTAAAGGCAGCCGAGGGAACTGCGGAGGAGGAGGAGTTGCCCCCCACCGCTGAGGAATTAGCGGACGAGGATGTGGTCGTCACTGAGGAAGCGTTGGCCCGGATGGTCAAGGCCGCGATCCGGTCGGAGGCGGCTTACCTGGCGCGCCACTCGAACGCAGGGCGCATCACGGGGCTTGGGGGAAGAGGAGGCGATAGCGCCACCACTGAAACCGACTCCGCGCAACTGGAAGAGGCCTTTGGGCGCCTGCTTCCCGAGTCGCAAGTCACAAGCGCTGTCAAGGGACGCTCTGTTGGCAGGCGCATCTAGGCACCAGAAGAATCTAGGAGGATCAGGAAATGGCAAAAAACATTTTGTATCCAGGACCAGGCGTCAGCTTGAAGCTGGCTGTGCCGGCAGGCGTGGTGTCGGGAGACCCAGTGATTATCGGAACTCCCACGTTCCACGTGCTGAACGGCGTGGTCATTACAGACCGCGACAGCAACGGCGAGGCGACCGTCAAGTTGCCCGTCATGTTTGTCGCCGATTTGCCTGTCTACGGTCAGGATGGCGAAGGTGATGCTGCGGTGGAGATCGGCAACACTGTCTGGATTGACTTTACGACTCTCCAATTGTCGCTGACAGGTGACGGTTCCTATGGCATCGCGCTAGAGGCCGTCGCTTCCGGGCAGACGGAGACCATCCTCGTCGCTGTCATCGTTGGCTTAACAATGATGTAGCTTTCAGTGGACGAGCATATATCACACAGTAGGAGGAAATACAGATGAAATTCAAACAACTGTTAGAGGGCTTTAACGCGGCGCAGTCCGTGATGCACGAACGGTTCTCCTTCGGCGGACAGCCGGTCAGGAGTATGGCCCGGCGCATCCAAAGCCCTCAGTACGTGCAGTCTCTCGCTGAGGCTACTACTTTCGTCGCCGACGTCTTTGACGGCCGGCAGCCCCTGTGGATGCTGAAGGAAGCGATGAGCACCAGCGACTTTCCGTTGCTGTTCGGCGATACCATAGATCGGCTGATGGTGGCCAAGTGGAAGGCCATCGAACCCACATGGCGCGATTATGCCAAGATCAGCACATGCCGGGACTTTCGGCCAGTGAAGCGGTTCCGCTGCACGCGCGGCGCGGCTCTCCTGCACGGCCCGATGTCACCAGGCGAGAGCTACAAAGGCGATGCGGTCGACGAGAGCTACTATGAGTACTCTGTCGGTAAATATGGCCGCCGGCGCGACATCCTGTGGGAGGCCCTGGTGAACGACGACCTGGGCGCTCTGCGGGACGCACCCGACGACCTAGCGTGGCAAGCGGTCAATACCGAGGCCTACGAGTTCACCCGGCTGTGGGCGGCTAACACTACGCTGTACGCCATCAACCACGCTGTGGCGGGGGTCAACTATAGCAACCTGGGCAACGCGGCGTTCGATGCAGATGCTCTGGCGGCTGCCATTGGCGAGATGGGCGAGTATCCCGCTGAGGATGGGGAATCCCCCATCATGAACGACCCGTTGTACATCGTGGTGGGCACACGAACGATGCAGATGCGAGTGGAGCAGGTGCTCAACTCGCTCATCGTGGCATACACCGGCTCATCCGACCGGGACAATCTGCCCGTCGCCAACCTCATCCCCGCGCAATTGCGCAATACCATGCAGGTGCGGCTCAATCCGTGGATCCGGTTGTTTGATACCGACTACCAGACGGCGTGGTATATCTTTTCCGATCCGGCCGCTGGCTACGCGGTAGAGTTCTCCTTCTTGCAGGGCCACGAGCTGCCGGAACTGTTCATGAAGAACAGCAACCAGGTGCAAATGGGTGGCGGCGCGGTCAGCCCGATGGAAGGAGACTTTGACACTGACGCGGTGGGGTACAAGCTGCGGCATTGCTGCGGCGGTAGCCACACCAACGCCGTCGGTGGCTGGCGCTTTACCTGGCGCTCCACCGGTACAGTCTAATCTATCTACGAGGAGGTTAGAACGATGAAACGACAGAATCACATCCGTTTGGGGTTGGCTATGCTGACAGCCGTTCTCGCGGTCGTGGCGTGCCTGTTTGCGATGCAGGAAGCTGCGCCGGTAGAGGCCGACGCGATCACCAACTACTATGTGCGTACCGTGGCGGACGGAAACACCGGTTACACCAACGTGCTCGCCGACATACCCTACGGCGCGGCCGTAGGGGTCCCTATCAACGCTGCGGATTACGGAAGCATCTCTTGGCAGGTGTCTCTCGATATCACAGGGACGAACGCTTACACTTCTGTTACAGTGGGCGTGTTCCCCTTTTACAGCAATGAGATACCTGGCTCGTGTGCGAACGTGACTGAATGGTTCACCGGGACCGAGTACTTTATCCCGTCTACCATCGCCACGGGGACGTTGCTGTACAACGGGCGACTCTCGTACTATGACGTGATCACGCAGGCCAAGATGCTAACTCCGTATGTGGATAACCAGGTGTTCGGCTTCCAGATGAATAACCTAGGCCGATGCGTGCGGCTGCAGATACTGGCCGTGGACGAGGTTCAAGGCCCGATGCTTTTCACGCCTACCGTGTACGCGCTGCTGCGGGACCGCTACAAATAGAACCATCGCGGTGCTGACTGCAACGGAACACGAACTCTAATATTGCGAGGGGTGGCCTCTCGGTCATCCCTCGCAAGGAGGATAATACTAATGACCAATCCATTTGAACTACAACTCGGTACGTTGGAACTCGATACAAAGATCGTCGCGGTACTGGACGCAAATGGTTTCAAGTCTCTAGGAGACGTGCTGTGTGTAAGCCAGAAAGAACTCCTCAACGTTAAGGGTTTTGGAGAGAGTAGCCTTAAAGCGCTAAATCTCAAGCTGGGAAAACTGTTAGATGATGCCCTTGCCTGGGTGCCCCGCACATGTATCAACTGTGGGCAGGGCGCGAGGCCAATCATCTCCAACCCGCCAGATTTCGAGTGTCCGGTGTGCCATCACACCTGGACGATGCGGGAGGAGCGGGCGCCATTCAGGCGCAGGTAAGCGAGATGGCAGGAGTGACAAATCGGGGCAAGTTGCGGCTGCTGGAGATGGTGTTCCGGCAGGAGTTCGACGGGGGCGCGCTGCCGACGAATTTCTACGTGGCGCTAGTGACGGATGCTGTAGCGCCGACGCCGGACATTAACACGTTTAGCGAGCTGACCGAGATCGCGGCGGGGAACGGTTACACGACCGGTGGGTATTCGCTGACGCCGGGGGCGGTTGATTTCGATGTGCTGACCGAAGACGATGCCGAGAATCGGGGATACATCCAGGTGAAGGATGTGGTGTGGTTGGCAGTCGGGGGCGGGATGCCGTCCGCAGGGGACGGGGCGCGGTACGCGGTACTGCTCGATGACGCTGGGGTGGTGGCTGATCGAGAGGTGCTCGGCTACTGGGACCTGGATAGTTCGCTGGCTGTCAGTGAGGGTCAGGTATTGACGCTGGCTGATTTAGAATTGAGATTGAACGAGAGCTGATGGCATTTCCAGAAACGGGCATATTGGACGATTTTAATAGGCCCGACGAGGGTCCCCCCCCAAGCGTAAATTGGACAGGTTTCGGCGCACCCTATTATATGGGTCTGCGAGTGGTCAGTAATCAATGCGCCGGATCGGTCGGGACTACTACACTCATCAGCGGCGCGGCATATTGGTCGGCTGCATTTTTTGGCCCGGATTGTGAGGCGTATGCCACGTTGAGCGACGTCGCTGTGTCCAGTTTTGATTTTCGGTTGATTGTGCGTGGTTTTAATTTTGGGATATCTCCGAATAGTTGGCAGGGATATGCGATGCGATATTACGAAAATGGCGGGAGTTATTACCTTGAATTAAAAAGGGATGAAACGCAGACCATTGAACGAATCACGCTTCCAGGAGCGTTATTGGTAGGAGATGCTATCGGTATTCGCGCATTAGGTACAGCAATCACGGGGTATTTGAAATATGCAGCCGGGAGCTGGACGCAGGTTTTGAGTGGAATCAACGCCGTTCATGGTGGTGCCGGAAATGTGGCGGCAATGATGATTCATTACAACGTGGATAGTATGGCGTTCGACGATTTCGGCGGCGGCGGTCTGGCATTGGTGAGTCCTGCTCCGGCTGTAGCTGTAGCGTCAACGTCTCTCGGTAGTGCAATCGCCACAGAGAAGTTAATCATGCTCACTCTACCATCACGTAGATTTATGCTGAGGTTGCCCAAACAATGACTAGAGTGCGCGAGGTGATCGAAGGCCCGCAGTATCAGGGTAAGGACGAGGAGATCGTTTGGACGCTCGACATTCGCGCCTGGGGAGTCATGCCGACGAATATCACCGTGACGGTCTATGACGAGACTGGTACTGACGTGACCACCGCTGTCATGACCGGTTCACCAACGACGCCGACTACCACGACGATAGCGCTACCGCTCTTACATTCGTTGACTCCTGACACACAGTACCGCGTCGAGGTTCAGTTCAATGCAGGAGCGCAAACACTGGAAGGCTATTTCATCATCATCGCGGAGGATTAGGAGATGGCGTACTGTGACGTCACAGATGTAGAACAGTTGATGCAGACAAAGTTCACGCTCTCTGGTCATCCAACGCCGACTGACGTAGAGGAATTCGTGGACTTTACCGCCGCAAACCTCGATGGGGTTATTCAGGCCTCTGGCTACGCAACCCCCGTGACGGTCGCGACCGCAATAGCGCTGTTGAAAAAGTACAACTCCTTTGGCGCTGCGGTCGCGGTGTGGCACGCGGGCTACGTATCGGATACCGCACCCGCCCGCGTCGAGTACTGGCAGGAACAATACAATGGCTTTATCTCCCGGGTGCGCCGGGGCGAGCAGGAGTTGCCAGGCCTGACTCCGACGAGCGACCTCCAGCCAGCGTTCGAGATCGTCGCGTTCCCGGAGAGAGTGTAGAGATGGCTTATCCTAGCCTGCGTCGTTTCGGCCGCTCCCAGGGTCGCTTGACCGTCATCAAGGTGGTCGGGGGCGAGATGCACGTTCGCTTTGGGCAGCCCAATGTCGATGATTTTGCGACGCGCCTGGAAGAGCTTGGCTTGCGGATGCAGGACCTACAACCGGTCTTGGATAAATTTGGGCGCTATTTGGTCCGTGAACATATTCCCGGCCAATTCGCGGCTCAAGGACATCCTAAGCGTTGGGCTTCTCTATCGCCAGCGTATGCCCGGTGGAAGGCCCGCCATTTCCCAGGTCGCCCCATCCTGGTACGAACTGGCGCGATGAAGAGAGGCTTTCGCTACGAGGCGCGCAAACGTTCGCTGCGGGTGATCAACCGTGTCAAGGCCGGTCAGAAAGGGCGCGGCAAACCTCGCTGGTTTTATCATCAACACGGCACGGGGAACATGACCGCGCGACCTGTCCTCCAAATCACCGATGCCGACCGGCAAAAACTGAGCGAACTCGCGCAAGAGTACCTGGAGGCGAGTGGTGGCTAACACACTCTACGTAAAGCGCGCCATCACAGATTACATCATAGAAACACTTGGTGGTGCGAACGGCCTGGATGGTATCCGGGTCTTTATCCGTGGGGCGCTCCCTTCGGGGATGATCCCGCAAGACAAGTATCCTTTCTGCGAGGTCATCGTTGCCGAGGAGATCGAGGAAGAAGAAATGACCGGCAACTACTACCAGCAGGCGTACACCGGTATCATCACAGTCACTATTCTGTTGACGCAACTAGCCGGCGGCGACTGGCTAGAAATCATTGGGGAACGTTGCGCGCGCGTACCGAGCTACGACCTGGTGGAAGAGTACGTCTACGCGATGATGGCCGAGTTGCAAAAGAGCGACCACAAGAGCCTGGGCAATTTGACGATGAACGACGAGGCC